GTCCGCAGGGCACGGGCTGAACCTGCAGGCCGGCGGGAATCAGCTGGTATGGTTCGGGCTGACATGGAGCCTGGAAATGTATCAGCAGACGAACGCCCGGCTGTGGCGGCAGGGACAGAAAGCGGAAACGGTGATCATCTACCACATCATTACGGAAGGGACCATCGACGAACAGATCCTGGCGGCGCTGGAACGAAAGGACCGGTCACAGGAATCGCTGATCAATGCGGTCAGAGCGCAGATGAAAGGGGTGACAGCCGCATGATCCTCAATAAAGACTTTCGCAACAGTGAATATTATTCGGATCCGACGGCCTGCATTGCCATCGCCAATGTAATGAGGGAAAGCAGGGGGCGGGATGAAAATATTTATGAGGGAAGAGAAAACGGAGGATTCCTGATTACCGGCTCCTATTTGGGAAAGAAAAGAGGGCTGGAATATGAAAACTGGGAAGACTTTTCCAACAGAATCATCCTGCAGGCCGTAGACGATTACAGGAAGGCAAAAAAGGAATGGCAGAAAATCAGACGGAAGAAGGCGGAAATGACTATCCGGGAGATCGAGACATTTTTCCTTTCCGACTGGTTTATGCAGATGACCAACGTGGACGGGGAACAGATTCTGAAACGACTGCAGAAGGAGGTTGCAGAATGACAGCAAAAGAATACCTGGAACAGGCGTACAGGCTGGATCAGCGGATCAACAGCAAGCTGGAACAGAAGGAAGCACTCAGATGTCTGGCCACAAAAAGCACGGCAACCATCCGGAAAAATCCCGTCAGCAGCAGTTCAAATGACAGTTTTATGGAGGACGCGGTTATCAAGATTGTCGATATGGAAAAGGAGATCGACCGGGAAATCGACCGGCTGGTGGATCTGAAACGGGAGATTACCGGGGTGATTGACAGGGTGGACAACCTGAATCTGCAGGTGCTGCTGGAACTGAGATACCTGTGCTATAAGAGATGGCCGGAAATCGCGGAACAGATGTATTATACGGAAAGCAATGTATACAAGATGCACGAGAAAGCATTACAGAAGGTGGAGGAAATCCTTGCGGAGCAGGGACGGCTTGCAGTATAGCTGATTACAGTATTTTCCAGCAGATTATAACGATACATCTATGATATAGTATAATCAGCAAGAAAAAATAAGGGACAGCCCCAGGGCCCGGAGAAAGAGCCCCGGGGGTTTTATTTCAGAGTGAAGAGTGAAGAGTGGAGAGTGGAGAGTGAAGAGTGAAGAGTGGAGGTGAATGAGAGAATGGATTCACTGGATGAGATCCGGAGCCTGGCGCCGGAGGTTGCCGAGCAAATGGCCAATTTGCTGAGGAATCCGAATACTTCGCCGATGGTCAAGGTCCGGATCATGGAGATTATCCTGGAGAGGACCTACGGGAAGCCGGAGACCTCCATCAAGCTGACCAATGCGCAGCAGAATGTGGAGGCGGCGCAGGAGAGGCTGGAGGCGATATTTGGGCATGTGAGAATAGAATAGAACAACATGAATGAGAAAAAGACGGAATTATCTCCCCGTGATAAGGTGATGGCGCAGATCCTGCAGGCGCCGGAGGAACTGGGATGGCAGGTCGGGTTCAAGGATCTGACGGCCGATCTGCACGGGAAATGGATCCGGCAGATGGTCAGGGGAGAAGGAGACTATACGCTGCAGGCGCACCGGGGAAGCTACAAGAGTTCCTGCCTGGCGGTGGCGATCGCGCTGCTGCTGGTCTATCACCCAAAGCAGAATATTATCTTCCTGCGGAAAACGGACAACGACGTATCAGAGATGCTGGGGATGGTTTCGAAGATCCTGAAGAGCGAGGTAATCCGGGATGCGGCGAGGCTGATGTACAACGGGGTTGAATTACAGATCGTGACGGAATCGCAGACGCATCTGTCGACGAACCTGTGGACATCACCCATGGGCGCGCCGCAGCTGCTGGGGCTGGGAATCAAAAGCTCCATCACCGGGAAGCATGCCTGGTATGTGATTACCGACGATATCTGCAACAAGGACGACCGCGAATCGCGGGCGGAGCGGGAGCGGACAAAGCGGCAGTATGACGAGCTTCAGAACATCCGGAACCGGGGCGGGCGGATCATCAACCTGGGGACGCCGTGGCACAAGGACGACGTTTTCAGTAAGATGCCGAACATTCAGAAGTTCGACTGCTATATGACGGGGCTTTTGTCGAAGGAGAAGATCGAGGAACTGCGGCAGAGCATGGCGCCATCGCTGTTCGCGGCGAACTATGAACTGAAGCATATCGCCTCCTCGGAAGTGATCTTCGAGACGGCGCCGAAGTTCACGGATGATGCGTCGAAGCTGCGGGACGGCGTGGCGCATGTGGACGCGGCCTACGGCGGGAATGACTATACCGCTTTTACCTGCGGGCGGCGGGACTGGGATCACGATGTGATGTACCTGTACGGGAAACTGTGGCACAAGCCGGTCGACAAGGTGATGGACCAGATTATTGAAGAGAGCCGGCGGCTGATGTGCGAGCCGATCAAATGCGAAGACAACGGGGACAAGGGGTTCCTGAAGAAGGAGTTCTTCCGCAGGGGAGCGTATGCCGCGTGCTATACCGAGCATATGAACAAGTTCATCAAGATCGTGACGTTCCTGAAGAAATGGTGGCCGAAGATCGTATTCCTGGAAGGGACGGATCCGGAGTATATCGACCAGATCCTGGATTATACGGAGAACGCGGAGCACGATGATGCGGCGGATTCTGCGGCCTGCGTCTGCAGAATCCTGGAGCATGGGTATCATTAGGGGATTTCGCGTCTGCGGACGCGACCAGGGCTTTCCGAGTGCCCAGGGCTGCCGCCTCCAACATAGGCTCCACTGGAGCCTATGCTTACTGAAAACGAGCGCACCGGCTCGTTTTCCGGGCGTGCGAAACCCCTGGACCTTCGGTGAATACTTTTTTACTTTGGAGGTTATCTTTTTATGTCACGGAAAAAGAGACGATATCGAAAGCAGGCGCAGCCGGTGCAGCGGACTGAAAAAAAGCATAATGGTCCTACGAAGCCGGAGGCGGTGGCGGCGATTCTTTCGGCTTTGGACGGGTATTCTAACGCGGCGGCTTTTCTGGGAGAGGATTCGATTTTACTTTCCTCCGGGACATTCCGGCGGTCGGGGCTGACCTCCCAGACGGAACTGCTGACGGTGACCTACCGGGAGAACTGGATCGCGAAACGGATCATCGACATGCCGTGCGAGGATATGACGCGGGCCTGGTACAAGCTGAGCACGTCCCTGCCGGAAGCGGCGGTCCGCGACCTGCACAGGCTGGAAGCGCGGCACAGCGTGAAGCAGGAGATTGCCAACGCGATCCGGTGGGCCAGACTGTACGGCGGATCCATTGCGCTGATCGTACTGCGCGGGGAGGAAAACCGGCTGGACCAGCCGATTGACTACGATCTGCTGCTGCCGAACTGCTTCCAGGGGCTGCTGGTGCTGGACCGGGCCCAGGGGATTGAGCCGTCGCAGGAACTGGTGACGGATCTGGATGATCCGGATTTCGGGCTGCCGATGTACTACACTGTTGAATTGGAAACGGGAGGTTATTCAGAGTCCAACATTCAGAATTCGGAATCAACCGCTGCGGCGGGGGAGATCTCTCGACTGCGCTGCGCTCCGCTCGAGATGACATGTGGGGCTCGAGATGACACTGGGGCGGGCGCCATGGTATGGAACGGGACAGATTCCTCAACAGTGAAACCGCTTGAGTATGCCCGAGATTCCACATCTTATCATGCGCCGGTGTATCAGTCAGTGAAGATTCATCACAGCCGGGTGCTGCGGTTTGTGGGGCGGGAATTGCCTTATATGGAAACTGTGGCGGAAAACTACTGGGGTGCCAGCGAGCTGGAACATATCTGGGATGAATTGCAGAAAAGATCTGCCACAAGCGCGAATATCGCGCAGCTGATTTTCCAGGCAAACATCACGACGCTGAAGATGGGAGACCTGGGAGAACACCTGGCTTACGGATCCGACAATCTGCAGTCAAAGGTTATGGAAACCTTATCCAACGAGAACCGGCTGCGGACATCCTACGGAATTCAGCTGATGAGCGCGGAGGATTCACTGGAGACGCATTCGTATTCATTTTCCGGGTTATCCGATGTGTATGAAGCCTTCATGATGGACATGGCGGGGGCTGCGGAGATCCCGGCGACGAAGCTGTTCGGGAGATCGCCTCAAGGGATGAACAGCACCGGCGAAGCGGACCTGCGGAACTACTACGACATGATCGCCCAGATGCAGGAGCGGTGCCTGCGGCCGGCACTGGAGAAACTTGTGCCGATCATGGCGATTTCCTGCTGGGCATATGTGCCGAACGATCTGGAAATCGTTTTCCAGCCCATTATGACGACCAGCCCCGCCGAAAAGGCGGAGCTGGTGCAGAAGCTGACATCGGATGTGATTGAGGCATTCAAATGCGGGCTGATCACGCAGGAACAGGCACTGGCAGAACTGGAAAGCAGAGGGGAAGCGCTGGGGGTTTATAACAAGATCAGAGTGGAGAGATTTTTTCAGAGTGAAGAGT